TGTAGCTAATGATACAGAGGGTATGGAACGCAGTAACATTATGATATTCGATTACTTACCTCATGCACAAGGTACAATTTGCGAAATGGGGTACGTACAGCACCTTAAAAGAGCAAGTGAGAAGGACATTAAGATTTATGTTCAATGTACCGACATCAGACAAGGAACGGGACATATTTCAAACGAGCAGGACCGAGCAGAGTTCAGTATCAATCAATATGTGTATGGCGTAATCATGGATATTACAGACGGTAGAGGTATTCAAACGTTTGATGAGATATGTGAGGAGTTAGTCTCATGATACTTAGCGATACAATCAACCAACGCTATCGCTATGCTACACAAGGCAAGACACCTACACAGATACAACAGGAATTACGCAAGCTAGGTGTCAACGGCTTTGTGGTTAAGGTGGCAGGAAGTAGAGTGACGATGTTGGTAAGTGAGAACGATATTAAAAGGAATAGGGAGTGTGTAAGGAATGGTAAAGATTAAACGAAAAGTAGAAATGACGTTGCCAGAGTTGATTGAATGGGCGTGGGAGAACGAAGTTAGTGACAAGGCTTTTTATAGCAATCTTGATGGTGGTTCTGTGTATTTCGATAAAATTCAAAATTTGTCGATAGAGCATGAAATTGCTATAAATGAAACTTTCACAGTAGAAGTTGAAGAAGAAGTTACAGAAGAAACTCAAATATATAGACTTTTAGAATTAAAAGATATTTTTACTTTTAAAGATGGTGGTTGGAAAGATTTAAACATAATGAAATCTAATATGTATGGCAACCAATCAATTTCCGAAGTAAAAAATGATGAGAGTAAAAAATTCTATATGTTAAATGAAGATGACACAATGTCACTTATTTGGAAGGACGGTGCTATGGTGGAATGACAGTAACATTATCACAAAAAAGTTATGACGCATTGCTTGATGACCTTGAGAAATTGCGTGAGCGTAATGCAGAGTTAGAAAGAAAATTAGATAAAGAAATTAAGTTGAGTTATGAAATAGAAAAGAATTTATATGATACGTCTAAAGAGCATGACGAACTCATCAATGATATGGCAGAAACGAAAAGAAAGGCAGAGGCGTTTGATGAGATAGATGATTTAATCGTTAACGGGACATTAAAAGATAGAGAGCCAAATGCAATATTTCAAAACATCTGTCATGTAATTATAAATTTAAAGGAGCGTGGTAGTGATGAGTGAACAAACTATATTCCTAGATGAAAATGACTTACTCAGCTTATTGAATGGTGGCAGTTTTCATACATTGGTCGGTGAACAAAAAGTAGTTATTAAGCAGTCGCCACTTAAACCACCAGTAGCACCTGCGTTGAATTACAGATATCAAATAGTTGATACAAAAGCAGAAAGGGAACGTTTATCAAGAATGGTACAACATTCAATTAATTCAAATATCGGAGGAACAATAAATGAAAAACGTAATTAAATTTGTAGGTAAATCAATAATTAGAACAGTAGTCACTAGAATAGTTAAGGACTTAATTGCAGCATATAAATTTACAGAGTATGCAAAAAGAGAACAATCAAAAGAAGAACAAGCTTTTTTCAGAGCGTGTAACAGAATAGGAATGTCTGATATTCAAATATATCGTTTATCACAAATTATGGAAGAAGAAACGGAGAGAAAATAATGTCAATTTTACCAATTAAATTATTATCAGAAAATGCAATCTTGCCAACGAGAGCAAATCCAACAGATAGTGGATTAGATTTATATGTCGCAGAAGATACAACAATTCCAGCACATAGTACAGTCGTAGTACCAACACACATTGCAATTGATTTAGCATATGGATATGAGGCGCAAGTGAGACCACGTTCAGGTAATTCACTTAAAACTAAGTTACGTGTAGCGTTAGGTACAATCGATCACACTTATAACAAAGAAATTGGAATTATCACAGACAATATCGGTGATGAGGCAATCGTAGTTAAAGCAGGTACACGTTTAGCACAATTAGTCATTGCGCCAGTAATGTTACCAGAGCCAACGGAGGTGCAAGAGTTTGATGAAGAATCAGAACGTGGAGCATACGGAAGCACAGGGGAGTAAAGACATATTAGAAAAAGTGAAAGAGGTGCTGGGGAAGTGAGAGCTACATTCTGCGGTTTAATAGGAATGTTCATAATTTCATTATTATTTCAATTAGTAGGTACAGAAGTAAAAGATGAGTGGGATTATGGTTTCTTATTTTTAGTGTTTACGATATGTGCTATATCTCAATTAATTAAACAAGTTAAGGAGTGAGTGGGAATGGAAGATAATCAAAATGACAAGAAATATATTATTGAAATAAAGAGTGGCTTGTATGTATCAACAAATGCATTTGGAAATGTATATAGTTTCACTAAAAACATAGAAAAAGCTATTAAAACTTCTTATTTAGATAGTGCTATGGATATTGCAGAACGCTGCTATGGTACTGTCAAAGAATACAGAATGAAACATGAGATTTTAGAGGTTGTAGAATAATGCAATTCCTAATCAGAGGATTCAAAGATAGCACAGGTTATGTGCATGTCAATGTAGAACAACCTAGAGAGAATGAACGTATGACGTTGGTAGAGGCAGAGGATAAGGAAGAAGCGAAAGAGAAAGTGAGTGAACAGAATGATTAAACGCATATTAAAGATTTGGTTTACTATCGCTATGTATGAGTTAGGTAAGTATGTGACTAATGTAGTTATCGATTACTACAAATATAAGCAAGATGAGGTGGATCAGGCGCCTAAAGATTTTAATGAGTATGATCATATCCATTTGAATGATGAGGTGAGTAAGTAGATGGAATGGCCACTATTAATTGCGGTAGCGATTTTGTCTATAATGTGGGCAATATCAACGTATAAATGGGTAAGGGCAGAACAGAAATTTAAAGAGTTAAAACAGAAAAAGCTTTTGGATAAAGAGCGTATAGAGTTAGAACAACGTATAAGTTATCTAGAGAACAAAAAAACGCAAAAGGTGATTAATATGGGGAAATATATAGTTGAAGTTAATAAAGGTATATATCTAGTCGCATTAGAAAGTGATGCTTACAAACATTGGAAAGAGCATGGAACGTTAATTAATTTCGGAAGTTTTCGATTTACGAAAGATGCATTTAAGGCTACTACTTATAGAGATTTAGCAGTCGCTAAACAAAACGCAAAGTCTTGTGGCGGACGCGTATTACAACACAAACCTAATTTAGAGGTGGTTGAATGACTTGGTGGATAGTATTAATACCCATTGTGTACCTAGTATGGATATGTATAAAGAGTAAGGGGGAGCATTAGATTAATGTATTCTAAAGAAGCAATACTAAACATGATTGATAACTACCAAATGACGTGTAAATATCTAGTTACTGTTATACCAGAATGTGATAGTAATTCGATTGCTCAATATGGCATACAAGCGACGTTACCTAAACCACAGGGGCAAAACGGTAGTAAGGTAGAGAACGCTGTTATACGTCGTGAGAGAATGAGTAAGCGTCATGCTCAAATGTTAGAAGAGGTAGAGTTTATTAATCAATCGCAGCAAAAATTAGGTCATGTCGATTTCATATTCTTAAGCCACTTAAAAAAAGGCAGACGCAGAGATGAAATAATAAAAGATATGCCAAACTCTCGATTAAATAGAACTAACTTTTTAGCACGTAAGGATGACTTAGCAGAAAAAATATATTTGTTACAGTGACAAAAATGACATAAATGACAAAAATGACGAAAATGACTGAAATGACACTATTTTGAAAGAGTAAAATTATTTTATATAATTGTTGTGTAAGAACTATCCACACGAACCCTCGTTTTGAGGTAGCTGGTTAGTTCTCAATGAAAGTGATTAAGTTTGGTAATGGTCGTATTGGCCAGCCACTGATTGCTTGAGTGCCTATCCGTTGGGTAGGTGCTTTTTCTCCTTTCTGGATAAACTTGATTTTGCATTATTAATTACCTCCCATATGTGACTATTCGAGAGTAACTCGGGTAGTCTTTTTTTATTACAAATTTAAAGAGTATTTAACGTAAAGGCGTGTGATATATGACATGACAAACATGCAAAACAATGCAACATTCGGGGCATATTTAGAATTAACAAAAAAACAACAAGAATATATACGTCTCAAGAACGAAACGAATTTAAACGAAGGCGAGATTGCGTCAGAAATTGACGTTAACCGTTCAACTATATCTCGTTGGAAGAATAATGAAAAATTTAGAGAAGGGTTCAAAGGGTATCAAGTAGAACATTTATCTAACCAAGTACCTAAAGCTTTGCAAACAATGATTGATTTGCTTAACGCTAAGAGTGAGTTGGTTAGGTTCCAAGCGTCTAAAGATATATTAGATCGTACAGGTTACAACCCGGTTGAACGCCAACAAATCGAAACGAATGCGACGGTACAATTCAATGACGACATTACTTAACTTATCCCAACTGATACCTAAGCACTTCCACGATTTATGGCGAGCAACTAAGAACCTTGACATACTCAACGTAGTGGCGAAAGGTGGACGTGGTAGTGGTAAGTCATCTGATATATCCATCATCATTACTCAACTGATTATGCGTTATCCAATGAATGCCGTAGTTGTGCGTAAAACAGATAACACGTTAGCAACGTCTGTATTTGAACAGATAAAATGGGCGATTGAAGAACAGAAAGTATCTCACTTATTCAAAGTTAAAGTATCGCCAATGGAAATCACATTCATACCAAGGGGGAACAGAATTATCTTCAGAGGGGCGCAGAACCCTGAACGATTAAAGTCGTTAAAAGATAGTCGGTTCCCTTTTTCTATTATGTGGATAGAAGAATTGGGCGAATTTAAAACAGAAGATGAAGTGACTACTATTACCAACTCAATGTTACGTGGAGAGTTAGACGAAGGCTTATTCTACAAATTCTATTTCTCGTATAACCCGGCAAAGCGTAAACAACACTGGGCAAACAAGAAATATGAAACGTCATTCCAACCAGATAATACGTTTGTACATCACTCAACTTACTTGAATAACCCTTTTATATCTAAACAGTTTATACAAGAGGCAGAGAGTGCTAAACAACGTAATGAATTAAGGTATCGTTGGGAATATCTGGGAGAAGCAATTGGTAGCGGTGTTGTACCGTTCAACAATCTGCGTATTGAGAAGATACCAGACGACTTATATAACTCATTCGATAATATCCGTAACGCAGTTGACTTTGGTTATGCTACTGACCCTTTAGCTTTTGTACGTTGGCATTATGATAAAAAGAAACGTATTATCTACGCAGTTGATGAACACTATGGCGTGCAAATAAGCAATAGGGAGTTTGGTAATTGGTTGAAGAAGAAAGGTTATCAATCTGATGAGATATACGCAGATAGTGCAGAACCTAAATCTATTGCAGAGTTAAAGCAAGAACATGGCATCAGACGTATTAAAGGTGTTAAGAAAGGTCCGGATAGTGTGGAACATGGGGAACAATGGCTTGATGATTTAGACGCTATTGTGATTGATCCAACACGTACGCCTAATATAGCAAGAGAATTTGAAAATATTGATTACGAAACAGACAAAGACGGTAACGTCAAACCAAGATTAGAAGATAAAGACAACCATACGATTGATGCTACACGTTACGCATTAGAACGTGATATGCGTCAAAACCATGTGAATATATTAAGGTAGGTGATTGTTATTCGTTGGCCATGGGAAAAACCGTATTACGAAGAAATAACAGAACAGTTAGCGCCTAAAGTTGAAACGCAGGAAGAGATGATTGTGCGATTAGTACAAAATCATCAGAAAGACATTGAGCGTATATCAACAGGACAACGCTATTACGATAAAGATAATGACATTTACAGACAAAAGTATAAATACGATTTAGACGGCAATCTTGACACAGATAAACCAGATTGGCGTATTACTACTAACTATCATCAAAATTTAGTTGACCAAAAAGTAGCATATCTTGTCACAAACCCGGTTAGTTACTCATGCGAGAACGAAAAGGTACTAGATACGATACATCAGGTGCTAGATAATCGTTGGGATAATGAGTTAATTGATGTACTCACTGCTGCAAGTAACAAAGGTGTTGAGTGGGTCCAACCATATATCGACGAGAACGGCGATTTTAAGCTGTTTAGAGTACCTGCCGAACAATCTATACCAATTTGGACTGATAGCAAGAGGGATACACTACAAGCTTTTATACGTGTGTTTAAATTAAATGATGAAACTAAAGTAGAGTATTGGACCGATACTGATGTTACATACTATGTGTATGAGAATGGGTCATTAATCAATGATTATTATTATGGCGAGAACAACAAGCAAACGCACTTCTCAACTGGCAGTTGGGGGCGCGTGCCATTTATTCCATTCAAAAACAACTCAGAAGAGGTATCTGATATTTGGCAATACAAAACGATTATTGATGCTATCGATAAACGTTTATCTGATACGCAAAATATGTTTGATGAAAGTGCGGAGTTGATTTATATCTTGCGTGGCTATGAAGGCGAAGACCTCAAAGAGTTTATGCAAGGCTTAAAATACTACAAAGCAATCAATGTAGATAGCGAAGGTGGTGTTGAAACGATACAAGTTGAGGTGCCAGTCGCTAGTACAAAAGAATATCTTGATATGATGCGTCAGAATATTATGGAGTTTGGCCAGGGTGTCGACTTTCAAACAGACAAATTTGGTGCTGCGCCTAGTGGTATTGCACTCAAGTTTTTATACGGTAATTTAGATTTGAAAGCAAACAAGCTAAAGAATAAAGCTACTGTTGCTATTCAGGAGTTGATTGAGTTTATCGTCGATTTTTACAAATTGAAGATAGATCCGAAAGACATCGAAATTACGTTTAGTCTTAACAGAATGATGAACGATTTAGAAAGCTCTCAAATTGCCGTACAATCGACTGGCATATTGTCTAAAGAAACGATTGTTAAGCACCACCCGTGGGTAGATGATCCAACAGCTGAATTGGAACGCATTGACCAAGAGCAAATGGAATATAACCGACAGTTGCCAGATATCGATGACGGAGGTGCTGTGAATGGCGAGCAAGAACAACCAGAACAAAAGCAATCCGAAGATAAACAACCAGAATGACATTGATAACTATATCGACCAACTAATCAAACGAGCAGAAAGCGAATTAGAAATACTATTCTCACGTAGATTAAAACAAATACAACAAGAAATAGCAGATATGTTTGAAAAGTATCAATCAGACGACGTACATGTTACGTGGACTGAATTTAATAAGTACAACAGGCTCAATAAAGAACTTATCAGAATAGGCGAGATGTTGACGGAAGATTACAGAGAAGTTGCTAAAACTATCCGTCAGACGCAACAAAACGCTTATATTGAAAAGTTTTTGATGAGCCTTTATTTGTATGAAATGGCAAGTCAAACGTCTATGCAGTTTGATGTACCTACTGCGTCTGTAATTACTAAGGCAATTGAACAACCGATTAAGTATATCGAGTTAACCGGAACACTCAAAAAACATCGTTCTAACGTACTTAAAAAAATACGTATAGAAATCACTAAAGGTATTGTAAACGGTAAAGGTTATACACATATAGCAAAAGCGTTACGTGATGATTTGGGCATGTCTAAGGCGCAAGCTCAACGTGTGGCACGTACAGAGGCAGGTAGAGCAATGTCACAAGCTGGTTTGGATAGTGCAAAAGTAGCTAAAGATAATGGTTTAAGTGGAATGAAAAAACGTTGGTTAGCTACTAAAGATAATAGGACACGTGACACACATCGACATTTAGACGGAAAAGCGATTGATATCGATGATAACTTCCATTCATCTGGTTGCGTCGGACAAGCGCCTAAATTGTTTGTAGGTGATGCTAGTGCCAAAGAGAATATCAATTGTCGATGTAAATTATTATATTACTTCGATGAAGATGAGTTGCCTACAGTCATGAGAACAAAAGATGACGGCGTTATACCATTCACGACATATCGTGAATGGGAGAAGAATAAACGCAAATAGTAATCACTCGACCTTAGCACCGTCGTTAAAAGGCTTCTTTTTTTATACAAATCTTTCGTGTCGTAACACGTTAAAAACGTAAAAGGAGTATTTAGACATGGATTTATACGCATTATTAGGACAATTTAAAGACGGTGAAATCGATAAACAAAAAGTAATTGATGCTATCGACGAAAGTAAATCCGGAATGGTTCCACGTTCACGTTTAAATGATAAAAACGCAGAAATCGAGGAACTTAAAGCTGAGATTACTAACCGTGACAATCAAATTGTCGAATTACAAAACTCTGTGAAAGATGATAGCGAGTTGCAAAAAGAACTCGAAGAAGTAAAACAAAGTAATGCAGAGTGGCAGGATAAGTACAAACAATCACAACTGAATAACGCTGTTAAGTTGGCCGTTGCTAAAGAGGCAAATGATGCTGACGACATTCTAGCTTTCATCAACAAAGATGAGTTGGAATTGCAAGACGATGGCACTGTAAAAGGTTTAGATAAAGCTATTGAAACGCTTAAAGAGGCTAAACCTTATTTATTTGCCGATAACAAGCCGGTAGGTAATAAACCTGCAGACGGCGAAACGATGCAAACAGGCATTACAAAAGAACAATTCGACAGCATGAGCGTCGCGGAACGTACCGAATTGTTTATTAACGATCGTGCTACTTACGACAAATTAGTCGAATAATATTAAGAAAGAGGTTATAACATGGCTCAAGGAACAACAACATTAAGTACGCAAATCGTACCTGAAGTATTAGCGCCAATGATGCAAGCTGAATTAGATAAAAAATTACGTTTAGCATCTTTTGCAGAAATTGATAATACATTAGTAGGACAACCCGGAGATACAATCACATTCCCTGCGTTTGTATACAGTGGAGATGCAACAGTCGTACCGGAAGGTGAAAAAATTCCAGTAGACAAAATCGAAACAAACAAACGTGAGGCTAAAATTCATAAAATTGGTAAAGGTACTCATATCACAGATGAGGCTTTACTATCAGGTTACGGTGACCCTCAAGGCGAGGCAGTACGTCAACATGGTTTGGCTATTGCAAACAAAGTTGATGACGATGTGCTAGAAGCTTTAAGAGGTACAAAATTAACAGTTAGTGCAGATGTGGGTACATTGGCTGGTTTAGAAACTGCAATTGATAAATTTGAAGATGAAGATTTAGAACCAATGGTTTTATTTGTAAATCCTAAAGATGCTGGTAAATTACGTGCTAGTGCATCTGAAAACTTCACTCGCGCAACACAATTAGGTGACGATATTATCGTTAAAGGTGCGTTTGGTGAGGCCTTAGGTGCTATCATTGTACGTTCTAAAAAATTAAACGAAGGAGAAGCTATTTTAGCTAAAAAAGGTGCTGTTAAACTAATCACTAAACGTGATTTCTTCTTAGAACCAGACCGTGACCCTTCAACTAAAACAACTTATTTATACAGTGATAAACATTATGTAGCTTACCTTTACGATGAAAGTAAAGCAGTTAAGATTACTAAAGGTGCTGGCACTGGAGCATAAGGAGTGATTAATAGTGACGTATAAAGTAATCAAGTATTTTACAGACTTACAGGATAACGAATATGCCTACAATGTAGGTGACCCATTTCCGCGCGAAGGGTTAACCGTAAGTAAAGAACGATTAACTGAATTATCCACTGATAATAACCGTCAAAACAAGCCTTTAATAGAGCGCGTAGAAGAGCAAGTTAACTATTCTGATATGAAAGTATCAGAGTTGAAAGAGTTAGCTAAAGAGCGTGATATTGAAGGTTTTTCTCATATGAAAAAGTCTGAACTTATCGGCGCATTAGAAGGTGCAGAATAATGGATGCACTTGATGTAAAAATGCTCAACCAAACGCCTGTTGATGACACTTCACATGATGATGAAATAGATATGCTTATCCCAAAGTATTTGAAGTTAGCGGAAGAATATTGCAACCAAACTTTTGACATTAAACATTTGCCTACTGGCGTTGAGAAATTTATTGCTGAATGTATTAAATATAGTGCAAACGGCAATATCTCATCACGTTCTATGGGTACGGTTAGCTATACTTTTGTAACTGAAATGCCTGAAGCGACATATAACCATTTAAAACCATTCAGAAAACTAAGATGGAGTGGTTACCATGTTTAACCCATACGATGAGTTTCCACATGCTATTTCAAAAGGTCGAATTGAAGTAATAGGTGATTTCAAGTTTAAAAAAGAGCGCTACAAGAGCGAAAAAATTATAAAAGGCTTTATGGATACACCTACAACTTCAGAACAACTTAAATATCATCAAATGTCATCTGAATACGACAGAAACCTATATGTACCCTATGACCTACCAATAAATAAAGACGATTACTTTAAATACGAGGGTAAAATCTTCGGTATTGTAGGTGAGCCTGTAGATCAAGGTGGCCAACATGAAATTAAGTTAATTCGACTTAAAGAGGCACCTTATGGCTAAAGTGAAATATGGTGCAGATAGTTTAGTCGTTGAGTTGGAACGGTACCAAAAAAACGTCGAGAAATGGGCAAAAAAAGGTATAGCTAAAACCACAATGAAGATATATAACACTGCCGTAGCATTAGTGCCAGTTGACTTAGGATTTTTGAAAGAAAGTATTGATTTCAAATTCACTAATGGTGGTTTGACCGGTGTAATAAATGTAGGTGCAGATTACGCGATAAAACGTATGTCGCAATTACTGGTAACAGTAATTTAAAAAATCGGGGTAAATCGGTGGAAGTCTTATCTAAACAGTTGATTACCGAATTCGGTACAGGTATAATAAGTATGAGGTGATTAACTTGGATAGAAATTCAAAAGGTCAATTTGTTAAAGGTAAAAATATTAGAGATAAAACTGGTAAAAAGTACGGCAGGCTAACTGTTCTAAGCTTATCTAAAAAACGATCTGGAAGAAAAACGTATTGGAATTGTATATGTGAATGTGGTAATACGGTAGAAGTTAGAAGTGATTGTTTAGGTACTACACTTTCGTGTGGTTGTCTGAAAAGAGAACAAAATAGAATTAATTTAACTGCTAATCATTCACATAAACAGAGTAGAACTAGGTTATATCACATTTGGCAAAATATGAAATCAAGATGTTATAACCAAAACAACAAACGTTACGAAAATTACGGTCGCAAGGGTATTAAAGTTTGCGAAGAATGGTTAGACTTTAATGTATTTTATCAATGGTCTTTGAAATCTGGTTATAACGATACTATGACAATCGAAAGAAATGACATAGAAAAAGGTTATTATCCGGAAAATTGTTGTTGGATACCATTTAATGAACAAGCGAATAATCGAAATAGAACTATTTGGGTTGAATGGAATGGTAAAAAACGAAATTTGAAACAATGGTCAAAAGAATTAGGTATTAATTACGGAACGTTGAATTCGAGATATAATCGAAGTGGAATGAGACCTCCAGAATTATTTTATCCAGTTAAAAGATAACACCGAGGTAACTTAATAGATTGCGAAAGGCTGTTAAGCACCGTAGAGCGTACCAGTTGAATAAATATAATACTGGCAAGAGACTCCGACAACCAATAAAGGTTGTCTTTTTTATTGGTTGAAAATGTACGCCGAACTCACTGGTGACAGTGAGAAGTAGAGGATAAAAAGCCACTACGATAACAAATGATACGTTGAATACGGGACTGGGATTTATGCAACAGGTCCTGGTGGCTCTCGTGCCAAAAAAATTCCTTGGTCCTATAAAGACGCAGACGGTAAATGGCATACTACTAAAGGTCAACACGCTCAACCTTTTTGGAACCCTGCAATAGACGCTGGACGTCAAGTGTTCAATAAATATTTTTCATAAAAGGACGGTTAGAATATGTGGGTATCGGTTGAACCTGAACTTACAAGTAGATTATACGAAACATTAAAAACAGACCCTATCATTAACAAATTAGTTGGTGATAGGGTTTTTGATGTCGTTCAAGATGATGTGCGATACCCATATATTGTTGTGGGTGAGAGCAACGTCACTAATAATGAAAGCAGTGTAAATATGCGCGAGACGGTAGGCATCGTCTTTCATGTGTATTCGCAATATCCAACACAGTACGAGGCCAAGCTATTAATTAGCGCTATTGGTTATGTGTTGAACAAACCAATTGAAATAGATAATTACGAATTTAGATACAGTCGAATTGATAGCCAATCAGTATTTCCTGATATAGATAGGTTTACTAAGCACGGCACAATTCGACTTTTATTTAATTTCAGACATAAAACTAAGAGAGAGGAAGTGTAAGCATGGCTCAAAAGAATTACTTAGCAGTAGTTAGACCAGCTAAAGATAAATTAGATCCAACTGATGCTTTGCTATTAGCTGACTTACAAGAAGGTGGCCACACAATTGAGAATGACTTGGCTGAAATCATTCGTGGCGGTAAAACAGATTATGGTGTAAATGCCGTTTCTGAAGAGTTTAAACTCACTATCGGTAATATTCCTGGTGACAAAGGAATTGAACAAGTTAAAAAAGCAATTAAAAATGGCGAACAACTGCGTGTATGGTTGTATGAACGTAACAAACGTGATGACGGTAAATATCATGGTGTATTTGCCTACACAGTGCCGGAAAGTTACGAAATGTCGTTCGATGATGAAGATAACAAAATTGAATTAACGTTAAAAGTTAAATGGAACTCAGCAGAAGGAACTGAAGCTAATCTACCACCAGAATGGTTTGAAGCAGCAGGCGCACCTACTGTCGAATATGAAAGTTTTGCTGAAAAAGTTGGTTCATTTGAAGAACAGCAAGCAGCTGCTTCAAGTGGCACTGGTGCTTAATTCTACATTTAGGGGGCATCTGTCCCCTTATTTTTTTATATAAAATTTGAAAAGAGGTATACATTTTGACTGAATTTAATCCAATTACAACGCTTACAATCAATGATAATGAAGTAGAAGCTAAAGCATTATTTGCATTTGACTTTAAAGCAAAGAAGTTTGCCGAAGATACGAAAGATAAGGACGGCAAAACGGTTACTACACCTGGTTTTAATGTGATTTACAACGGTATTTTGGAACGTGACACGGTTGCTATTGCTAACTTTTGGGAGTGTGCTACTGCATATCTAGGTAAAAATGCACCTTCTAGAGATGAAATTGAAACAGCTTTAATTGAAATTATTGAAGAAAAAGAGGACACACTTGAATTATTACAAGGCGCTTTAGATGTATTAAATAATAGTGGTTTTTTCAAGCAAAAATCTCGAGGGTTCTGGACGCAAATGAACAAAGCGCCTCAAATGGCGAAGGGCGAGGACAAAGAAACAACGAAAGCTGGTATCGAGTTCATGAAAGAGAACTACAAAGAAATCATGAACGTGGAACCTTACTCAACTATTCAGAAATAAGACAATTAACGAGTAGGTTTATAGGTTATTTGCCTGAAAACGAATTGATGATGATGACACCTAACGAATGGAAAGATTGGATAATAGGTGGTCAAGATAAGTATTTAGATCAAAAAGAGTTAATGATACAAGTTGCTCAAGCAAACGGGCTTGTACAAGCTAATAAATCATTAAAACGAATGACTAGAGATATTGAACGTCAACGATATGAAATACGTAATCCTGGTAGTTATGAACGTATTAAACGTGCAGAACTTGAACATGAAAAACGTAGACGTGAGTTATTCAAATCAGGTACTAAACGTTGGCTAGAACAACAAAAACAGAAAGGAGAGTGAATAAGTGGATAAAAACTTTATGGTTCGCATCATGGCTAATATACGCGATTTTCAGAACAACGTTAGAAAAGCGCAGACTTTAGCTAAAACATCTATTCCAGATGAGATTGAAACTGATGTGAAAGCCAATATCAGTAAATTCCAGCGTAATCTTCAAAGAGCCAAAGCAATGGCGCAACGTTGGCGAGAGCATAAGGTGGAAATCGATGGAGACACCAACCCTATTAAACGTGCGATATCTTTTGCCAAAGCAGAATTGCAAAGATTACGCGATAAGCAAGTCGATATCAAAGGTGATAATGACAATTTAAAGCGTGCAGTAATAAGCGCTAAAGTAATGTTGGCATCATTACATGATAAAACGGTACACGTTAACTTTGACACACGGGGTATGACGAGAGCGCAAGTATTAACTAAAGCGTTAGGTAAGTCTTTAGATGAATATGGCAATAAAATGGACGCTTTAGCTACCAAAATAAGAACGTTTGGCACTGTCTTTAGTCAACAAGTCAGAGGGCTAATGATAGCTAGTATTCAAGGATTAATACCTGTTATTGCTGGTTTAGTACCAGCGTTAATGGCTGTATTAAATGCAGTTGGCGTGTTAGCAGGCGGTATATTAGGTTTGGCAGGTGCGTTTAGTATCGCAGGTGCAGGCGCCTTTGCGTTTGGTGGTATGGCAATTAGTGCTTTGAAAATGCTTAAAGACGGCACACTGCAAGCTACCGCAGAAACTAGACGATATCAAGCGTCTTTAGATCAAGTTAAATCAACATGGGAAAGTATCATCAAACAAAATCAAGCGCAGATATTTAATACTTTAGCTAACGGTTTAAACACAGTAAATGTTGCTTTAAGCCGTATGAAGCCATTCCTTGCAGGCGTTTCTAAAGGTATGGAACAAGCCTCTAAGAGTGTCTTAAAATGGGCTGAAAACAGTCAAACGGCTAGTAAGTTCTTCAATATGATGAACACAACAGGCGTTAAAACATTCAATACTCTATTAAGTGCTGCTGGACGTTTTGGTGACGGTTTGGTTAATGTATTTACACAGTTAGGACCGTTGTTTTTATGGGTAGCGCAAGGCTTAGACAGTCTAGGTAAAAAGTTTCAAAACTGGGCTAATAGCGTAGCTGGTCAAAACGCTATCAAAGCATTTATCGAGTATACAAAAACAAACTTGCCTAAAATTGGTCAGATATTTGGTAATGTGTTTGCTGGTATCGGTAATTTAATGGTTGCATTCGCGCAAAATAGTGCAGGTATCTTTGATTGGTTAGTTAAAATGACTGGCAAATTCAGAGAATGGTCTGAACAAGTCGGTAAATCGGAAGGCTTTAAACAATTCGTTAAATATGTACAACAAAATGGTCCAGTGATTATGCAATTAATTGGCAATATTGTACGTGCGTTAGTTGCATTTGGCACTGCAATGGCACCAATAGCAAGTGTGATTTTACGTGTGGTAACTGCGTTTGCTGGCTTTATCGCAAAATTATTCGAAACACATCCGGCTGTTGCTAAGATGGTTGGTATTGGTATGATACTAGCCGGCATTATGTGGGCGTTACTAGCACCAATTATTGCGGTTGGAACGGTATTATCAAACGTCTTTGGTGTTAGTTTACTACAAGCAATCGGCAAAATAGCACGTTTTATGGCTTCTAGCAACATACTAAAAGGCGTATTAAACATCTTACGTGGTGCGTTTAGCTTATTAGTCAGTCCAATAGCTAATATAGGCAGATTATTACCATTATTAGGCACTGCATTTAGTGCTTTAACTGGTCCAGTTGGCATAGTTATTGGCGTTATATTAGCTTTAGTCGGCGTTATCGTATACTTGTGGAAAACGAACGAAGACTTTAGAAATATGATTATAGGTGCTTGGAACGGTATCAAAGATGCTGTTTCTGGTGCAATCAGTTCTATCGTTGGCTGGTTTGCTCAATTGTGGGCATCTATCCAACAAACATTACAACCGATTATGCCAATTTTACAACAACTAGGTCAAATGTTCATGAACGTTCTAGGCGGCTTAGTAATGGGTGCTATCCAATTAGTAATAGGAGCCTTTCAATCATTATGGCTTGCAATTTCAGTGATATTCACTGCAATCGGCGGTATTATTTCAGCGGCAGTACAATTGATTGTCGGCTTATTCACTGCGTTTATCCAATTTATTACCGGCGACTTTTCTGGTGCTTGGCAGACATTGCAAACTACTGTACAGAATGTTTGGACGACAATTTGGAATACAATCGTATCAATTTTCACTCAGATTTCCGAATTTATATTCAACACGCTAAATTCTATACTCGGTACGAATATCACAAGTTGGTCTCAAATTTGGTCGGCAATCGTTCAATATGTCACTCAAATTTGGAATAGTGTAACGCAATGGTTTGGCCAAATGGCACAGTCCGTTTGGAACAAAATGGTACAAGCGTATAACTATGTTGTATCAACTGGTGCGCAATGGGTAAGTTCTATCATAAGCACTTTAGCCAGATTTGTATCATCTGTAATAAGCGGTTTTATCAGAGTGGTATCAAGTGTTGCATCACATATGGCTCAAGCGTTATCAAGAGTAATATCTGTTGGTGCGCAATGGGTATCAGCTATCATCAGTGCAATGGCTAGATTTGTTCAAAGTGTAATAAGTGGCTTTATCAATGTGGTTAGTCAAGTACAATCAGGAATGAGTAGAGCGGTTAACACTGTTAGAAACTTTATTGGTCAATTCGTGTCTGCTGGTTTAGATTTAATGCGTGGTTTAGTACAAGGTATTATGAATGGAATGAAATGGGTAGTCAATGCAGCCAAGAATGTAGCACAAAGTGCAGTTAATGCAGCAAAAAGTGCATTAGGTATACACTCTCCTTCTCGTGTATTCAGAGGCATAGGTCAATATGTATCTCAAGGCTTGGGAATGGGTATCTTAGCAGACCAACACAAAGCAGTAAATGCAGTTCGTAGTGTTGCTAGTAATTTGACTGACGCATTCAAACCAGAATTATCTACAGACTTAACAGACGGTTTAGGTGGTTCGTTAAATGGCAGTGTGGACGCTCACATGACTAAAGATGTTAGACATAGTATGCAAGAGAACAATCGCCCAATCGTTAATATAACTGTGCGTAACGAGGGTGATGTTGATTATATTAAATCTTACATTGAAGAACAAAACGGTAAAAACAATAGTATGGGCTTGTAAAGGAGTGTTATTATTGATTGCTCACGACATAGAAATAATTAAAGATAATAAAAAGTATAAAGTCAGTAATAACACTTTTACTGGCTCAGTTTTAGAAGTAGTATCCTATGACGTTAAAGGTTCAGGATATGATCGTGAATACAGTACAGTTAATGGCGCGCAAGGTAGATTTTTCAACTCTGTCTATGAAGAAAAGAAACCAGTTAGTCTTAGATTGCGATATCAAGTAGACAAGATGGCTCAAGTGACACATCTTAAGTCAAATTTACAAGCATTATTACGTGGTCAATATTATTTGCGCGAATTATCTACACCGGACACATCTATTAAATATGAAGATATATTCAACACACAACCACAAGAATTTGAACTTGATTATGTAGACGGCAGGCAGATATTTGTTGGTCTAGTTAGTGCGATTTCAATCGATACTACGCAAACAGCTGGTGAGTTTGAACTTGAATTTGAAACCATTGAATTACCTTATTTTGAAAGTATCGCGTATAGCACTGATTTAGAAAGTGAAAGTAGAAGTGTTGAAAAATGGGCGGTATCGGATAATTTACCGTTTAATGTCAACGATAATAAACGTAAATATACTTTCCACGATACAAAAATATGCAATGTTTACTATGCTGGTACTGTTGAAATTAACCAAATTAATCAAGATAGTACGGTTGAAGTGACATTGGCAGAAAACGTATCTAAAAATGACAAAAACGGCACTACTTTTTATATGGTTGAAAGTGGTGATGTTATTAATATCAAAGGCTTAGAGTTAAAAGCAGGCGATACTATCAAATTTGATGGTATCCACACTTTCAGAAACGGTTTAAACATTGATGCCTATAATGTGGGCCGACGTAACCCTACTTTAATACCTGGTTGGAACACGTTCAGAAGTACCAAGTTGATGCAAAAAGTTGTGTTCAAGCACAAAGAATATTATATGTAGGGGTGACGATATGACGGTATTACTAAAAACATTACAAGGTTACGGTCAAAATTTACCGGTCGAAACGGAACTGAACATTAAATTATCTGACACAGATAGTACGTTAACAATTGTAATTGACGAAAATAAGGGTACGTTTGATGCTATTGGTGCGATTACAAAAATGTGGACAATAACAGGCGTTGCTGGTCCTGAAGATGAAAACGAGTATCGTATTGTAATGTTAGACAAAGAAACTCGAGGTCAAAAAAGCAGATTAACGATAAAAGCTAGACCAGTAGAAATTGATGACCTAAATAATAATCGTGTGTACGAAATTTATAACGGTAGTTTTACTGGCAAAGCATATTTTGATTTAGTTTTTAAAGGTACAGGATACAAATATAACTTACATGCTAAAGTATCATCTTCGAAATTTGAAAATCTTGGTAATTGCGATACAAATCTTGATTTATTCAAAAAAGGTTTGGAACGATATTCGCTAGAATATGAATATGACGCAAAAACTAAAACATTCCATTTATACGATTACATCGAATACAAACCAGAATATTGGATAAAAGCGGGCGTAAATGCTAATAATATCAAAATACAAGAAGATGCTACTAAATGTTTTACATTTATAAAGGGGTTTGGTGGTTATACAGATCAACAAACGTACAACGAGGCAAGCTTGCAATTTGAATATACATCACCGTTAGCTGATGTTATAGGAAAAAGACATGCGCCACCTGTTCAAGACGGTAGAATTACAAAAGAAGATACTTTAAAAAAGAGTATGGAAAAGGTTATTAATGATAGTATCAAAACATCTGTAACACTCGATTTTGTATTGTTAAAAAAGTATTTTAAAAACGCCATACCTAGAGTTGGTGATGTTGTTAAAGTGATTGATGATTTAATGGGCTTGAATGTTGATTTAAGAATTATCGAAATCACAACTAAACGTGATATAAATGGAAATATCATAAAAATGGACTTGGTACTAGGTGAATTTAGATTGCAAGATAGATATGTAAAAGCGGTTGGTAAAGCTGCTAAATACGTTACTAACTTAAAAACAAATAACCCTGCTAAAACGCAACAAGAAATGCAATCACAGACAAACGCCAACACAAAAACCACACAAGATTTACTGGGTAAAACAGATGATTTACAGGCAAAACTCGATAAAGCGAATGCTAAAAGCGTAACTACTTCAAACGGAACAATTGTACATGATTTCTCAAGCAAATCTAGTATCAAGAAGGTTAAAACCATAGGTACAATTGGCGATAGTATTGCTAAAGGGTCGTTAGCTAAAAGCAATTTTACTCAACAATTAGCTAAAAAGATTAAAGCAAAATATACTAATCTTGCTGAAAGTGGCGCTACCATGAGTGATATTTACCAACAAGCTACTAAAATCAAAGGCGATTTAATTATCATACAAGGTACTGATGATGATTGGGTCAAAAACATAGATATAGGCACTGATAAAACGGATACTAAAACGTTTTACGGTGCTTTTTATAGTGCGGTTGAAATCATCAAAAAGAATAACCCTAAAGCGAAATTATTGGTAATGACACCTGCAAGACAGTGTTATATGGAAGGTTCTAAAGTTAAACGTAAAGATACTGATAAGAATGATAAAGGTAAAACTTTGATTGATTACGTTAACTTACAAGTGGACATTTGTAACGACTTAGATATACCTGTATTCGATGCTTACCGATATGAAGCTTTTAAACCGTACAGTCCAGCTTTTAGAAAATCTAGCATGCCTGACGGGCTTCATTTTAACGATAAAGGGCATGAAGTGATTATGTACGAATTAATTAAAGATTACTATCAATTTTATGATGAATAAGGAGGTTGTGTATGTTATCCGAATTAAAAACAAAACTACATTCGTTATTTGGTTCTGATTTTATATCTCAAGTCGAACAAAACTTTGAAACAATAAAATCATGGGCTGATAAAAAAGATAGCGAGTACCAAAACCATGTTACAAATCAAAAGAACGCTCACAAATCATCACAAATTAAGCACACAATAAAAAGCGGGCAAGATGTTAACTTACAGGACCATGAACGTTATCAAGACGAGCAAATTACTAATTTAGTGCTTGGACATAACGGTGACGGAGTTCAAGAGTTAAGAGCGAGTAGAACATCGATGGACGCACAAAACTTTGATGACCTATCCAATCGTTTATATCACGATTTTTTACGTGAGAATAACGAAAGAGAAAAGTTACGTGCCGAATTACTCAAAAAGATACAACGTATTGTAAATGTAGATGATTTCGGTGGTGATCCAACTGGTCAAAAAGACAGTACAAAAGCTTTTCAAGACGCGTTAGGCACTGGTAACGTACTTGTAACGATGAGTGCAGGTACTTATTTAACAACTGGTATTAAAATGCCTAACAACTCAAGATTAGTTGGACAAGGTAAAGATATTACCACAATTAAGTTTATGGATAGTACACCAGCTGAGAACATTGGTATCACTAACTTAAAAATGAGTGGTAATGCTAAAAATATTAGTTTAGAGAACTTTACATTTGACGGTAATAAGTTTAGACAAGATAAAAAACTCAAACCTACTGGTGGTTCACGTTCAAGCAATATTCGATTTGCTGGTGTAACTAATGGTTACATTTACAACGTTAAATCGCATAGCGCTTTATTACATTGTATTGACGTAACTTATGCAAATGATGATTACTACTATGAAGGTGATGGAAATAGAGTTCCATACGCATTAGAAAGTAAACATATTCATATTGATAATTGTGAAACATACGCTTGTGGTGATGACTCTATCACTACCCATCATTCACGTTATATCACGATTACTAATTGTTATGCTCATCATCCAACAATTACTGGTGGGAATAACAACGGTATTGAAATTGATGACGGTTCACAATTTGTGTTCTTATCAGATAATAGAACAGAAGGTAATTTCGGTGGTGTTGAAATCAAAGCCCATGCACCTGCAAGTGCATCAAGATGCGTGTTTGTAAATAATCATTTATCAATTGAGGATACAAGAGCTTATAACATTAGACATATTGGCCACCACAGAGCAAAAACGGACGCTAAATCTAAAACAGCCTATGATGTATCATTAAACAACTGCGTGGCTCTACGACCTAAATACAACGGCGTATATCCAGGTACAACGCCTAGAGCATTGTTAATTAGTGCTTACAAAAACGTTTCGGTTAATAATTTTACCGCTATCGGCGATAGTGATTTTAGTAAATTAGCAAACGGTAAAACTGACAGTAATTTACCTGCTATCGCGGTTCAGTTTATGTCTGAAAACGTAATTCTTAACAATATTACAGTTACTGGTTTTACAACTGCCGGTCAAGATATTAAATTCTTCGGTGGAGATAATCGAGGCGAGCGTTTTATTTTAAGTAATGTTAACATCTACAATTCATCACCTAAAGTTGGTATTGCGAGTGGTGGTGGAATTTACGATTTGAAAATTATCAACGGTAATTTAAAAGGTCGTGGCACAGGAAATGGTATTGAAACATACAACAATACAACTATGATAAGTGGTGTTACTGCAGATAGTTATACAAACGCCGCAGTTATCGCAAACGAAAAGTATAAAACAGTACCTACCGTATTAAAAGGTGGCTTAAGTGCAGGTTCAACAGGTTCTGCTGCGGTAGATCCTCGAAGTGTAGTTTTAGCAACAACTGGTAATAGTAGAGCGTATAGCCCACGTTCATTCGTTTTAGGTTCTGGAATGAGTTCTAAAGCTTATGGGTCACGAAGTGGAGTTATTAATTCGTTATCATCAGAAACATCTAAAGAGAGCCATACGCAAACGGTATTCAATAGTAGAAATGTAAAATCGCCTGGCAGTTACAGAGTGGTTGCAGGTTACTCTAGTACAGGTAAACCTTCTACCGCAAACATTAAAGTAGATCTTAACACGTTACATGGTAACCTTAACTTAGCTGGTAAATTAACGCAAAATAACGCCGATATCGCAGAGTTGTTTGAAAGTCAAAGTGGTAAACCTATTGAGTTAGGTACCATTGTTACTTTAGACGGTGATAAAATCAGAAAAGCGCAACCGAACGATGAACCGATTGGTGTTATATCGGGTACTGCAGCACTCGTGGCTAATGATAAAACATATCATCATAAAGATAGATATTTACAAAATGAGTACGGTATGACGTTGACTAAGCGTGTTCAAAGAGAGTTTGAAGATGTAGACGGTAACCCAGTGTTTGAATGGCGAGATGAACCAATCGAGAACCCTAACTATAATGAAGATTTACCTTACGTATCACGTTCTGAACGTCCGGAATGGAATACAGTAGGGTTAATTGGTCAAATATATACAAACGTCGAAAAAGACGTCATAGCAGGCGATTTAATCAATGGTAAAGCCGGAATTGGATATAAAGATAATGTGAACGGTAAAGGGCGTGTAATGGCCATTACAACGCCGTATAACGAAGAACGCGGTTTTGCGATTGCATTAGTATTGTGGGGTGTTAAATAATGGAATTAGAAAAAGTGGCTAAAATTGATTTAGAAGAAGAAGCGTATTTAAAACCGATATCGGATAGGGGTATCGGTTTTTATAATTTAGATAAAAATACAGCACAGTTCCAATTTAGGGTAACAAAAGATAATCTTCCATTGCTAATCAGTACAAACAATGTTAAAGGGTACGCCTTTTTCAAACAGATTACTGTAAAAAATGGCGATAGACCTTCCACGTCTGGCGTTTTAGATGTTGAATTCATCGACCCTATGACAGGTTTAATTGGTGTAACAGTGCCACCTTGGTTTTTAAAAAGTGTTACAAATTCAACGGTGTTAGGAGAGGTTTATCTATCGCTCAACGATTATAAAAATGAAGATAAAGACGATACAGTCGTTTTAGGTACTTTCCAATTTGAAGTGAAAGATAGTTTGGTTAATCAAATCAGTAGCGATATCAAAGTGAGTTACATTCGCATGTTTGATGATTTGCGTGACGAATTAGAAAAGAAAGTAGAACAACTCAAAAAAGATATTGGCAGCACTCAAAGTTTGATAGATACAATCAAACAACTATCTACAAGCGCAACACAAGCTATTCAAAAAGCAAAAGATGATAGCATCAATTCAATCAATACAAATAAAACTGATGCTTTAAATAACATAGAAGAGCAAACAACGTTATCTTTAGCGCAAATTGATAGTAAAAAGAATGATGTGCAAAGTGGTTTTGAAATCGCTAAAACTGCGTTTCAAAATTCAGTTGATCAAAACACACAAACTTTTGATGCAAAGGTAACAGATGCTAATAACCTGATTGATAAAAAAGTGAACGACTTTCAAACGAACGGTGCTTTAACTAAAAGCGATGTAGATAACCTTATGGGTAGTTACGATTGGCAAAAGACTGCATTGACACAAGGAAATGGTGCAACAATACCTGTTTACGATTTAGATTTTGATAATCCTACGCAAATTACTAAATCTGGTTTTTATTACTTGTATAAACCTGTTAATGGTCCAGTAACTCTAAATGGTATGCTTATCGTAATTTACGCTAATGCAAATTATATGAAATTTATATACACTCCATACACTTCAAATGAGGTACACATCCGCACAAAATCAGGAGACTGGTTACCGTGGCAATCGATAAACGATTTTAAAGATACAGGTTGGATAAACTTACCTTTAGTTAATGGCGCGTATGCTAACACTGAATATACAGATAGAAATGGTTATCCTTGCTCGTACCGGATAGTGACTCAAAACGGTGTGACAACGAACCATTTACGTATCAACGCTAGCAACCTTTTTAGCGGTCAAATATTTGCAAGATTGCCACAAGATATGGTAAAAAACGCGCAATCATTCTCTGTTAGAACGCCAACAGGTAAACCGGGTTGTTTTTTAGTTATTAACCCCACTGGTGACGTCTTGTTTTATAAATCATCGGTTACCGGAGATTGGTCAGAAAAAGATTACATCTATACTCAAGTGAGTTGGATAAATTAGGAGTGATATTTTGAAAATAGTTTATTTATGGAAAAATGGGCAACCGGTCATTGTAACGACGAATGAAGAGGGCGAATATGAGTATCCTTCTGAGGAATGGACAGAAAATAAACCGGACGACGGCATGTATACGCCAATTTACTTTGACGGTCAAAAATGGATAGGCCAGTCAAAAGAGGTTTTTGAAAAAGAATTGCCACCTGAGCCGATTGACGATAAAGATGTTCTTATCGCTAATCTGTCGGAGCAATTACTAAACACACAATTAGAAATCGAAAACGTCAAAAAAGATATGGCTACCGTATTAGAATTATTGGTTGAAAAAGGAAGTGTTGATGATGTACAGAATAGTTGAACGATACTATAAAATGGGGTTATTCCCGTTAGAAAAAGTTAAGCAATCTGTTACAGTCAAATGGATAACAGTAGATGAATATAAAGAAATTACAGGTCAAGATTACGAACCACTAGCTGAATAGCTGGTGGTTTTTATTATAGAAAAAGTAGGTGTTATATGAAAAACAATATGAAAGATTTGACACTGGCCGAAACCATAGCAGCAATAATGGTTTTTAGTTATGGTTTTAGAGAGTTTTTAAGAGGCTTCTTTTGGTTCAAAGAACAAGATGACGTTTTAGATGATAGTTCTTTTTATCTAGCGTTACATCATATTATGCCTATTTGGGGTTGGGGAATTGTTGTGATGTTTGCAGGTTTAATCGTAATGATTTCATCAATATTCCTTGCATCAAGTGATCAAAACACTAAATTTAGCAAACTTATTACATTGGGTGGATTTTTGTCAGCTATTCTTTATTTTTTGATGACCAGTGCAAGTATTTATCACTCAATCAACTGGTTAACTACTGCACATATGGGGCTAATGTCAGCAACAGGTTTTGTTGCGTCCTTTGTTGGAGGTGCTGACTTATATGCCAGACGAAAATAATTATGTACTACGTCATGAGTGGGTCAAATCAAATGGCGATATTTATGAAAAGATTAACGAAAATGATAAAAAGAACATCAAAGAAATAGGCGAGTTAAAAACGAAAATTGAGACGCAAACCACTTTACAACGGCAAACCTACGAAGCTCAAAAAGAGACTAATTACAATATCAAAGATTTAACAAAAGTTATGACCAACGTAGGTAATGAAATGACTGATATTAAGTACAAAGTCATGTCTCATGACGAAAAAATAGAAACCATTCAAGGAACAATAGAAACAAAACAAAAGGGTAGTGTTCAAATCATTGTAGCGCTCATAGGTTTGGCCGGTACTTTAGTGGGTGCTGCCTTTGCGTTTGCACAAGTATTTTTTTAAGTCGACTTTAATTAGTCGGCTTTTTATTTTGGAGGTGGATAAATGGGATTACCAGACCCTAGAAAACGGAAACCTACCGCATCAGAAGTTGCATCATGGGCGAGAAGTAGGATAGGTAAAAGATTAGATGTCGATGGATATTATGGCGCGCAATGTTGGGACTTGCCTAACTTCATTTTCAAAAGATATTGGAATTTTTTTACAACAGGTAACGCTATTGCTATGGCGTGGTATCGCTATCCTAGAGGGTTTAAATTTTACAGAAATACAGCTAGTTTTGTACCCAAACCAGGCGATATGGCTGTATGGGGTACTGCTTCATTTAATAACGGTACAGGGCATACAGCTGTGGTTGTAGGACCAAGTAACCGCAATTATTTTACTAGCGTTGACCAAAATTGGCGAAATGCCAACGGTTATACAGGTTCTCCTGGATCGTTAGAAAAACATAGTTATTACGGCATCAGTGGTTTTGTCAGACCACCTTATCAAGCAGAAACTACTACAAGTAAACCGACAATTAAACCTACTAAACCCGTACCTGGTACATCGCCTACGCCGGAAAAGAATACCACTGAACAAACAAAACCAACTACCAAAAAAGTTAAAAAAGTACAATATACGGACTTTCTATACTCTCTAGATAAAGAGTTAGAATACAACGACCATTTAATAGTAGATGACGGCAATTTGATGACTAAGCCTAAAGGCATATACATCAAAGAATGTCCTCATTTACGCGACGTTGAAGAATTGTATCTGCAACGTAATAGATTTGTTAGTAAAGATGAATATCCACACGTTTATATTGATCGTGAACAAATATGGACTCCTAGGCCACCTGACACAGAGGCACCCTCACATCCAGGTTGGTTAGTGCTAGAAGTTTGTGGTGCGCAGACAGAAAGTAAACGTCAATTCATGCTAAACCAATTACAAGCACTTATATATGGTGTGTGGTTAATGAGTTGGTCAAAAATCAAATTATCAGAAAGCACAATCAAAGCTGACCCTAATATATGGCGTTCGATGAAAGATTTAATCGATTACGACATGATAAAAAACGGCATTCCTGATGAAAGCAAGTATAAAGAAGTAGAAAGCAAGATTATTGAGATGTATCTCAAAAAAGACAATTTACTAAAAGAAAAAATAGTGACAACTACAAGCACAAAAATAATCAAAATTAAATCCGACAAAGAGGCTAAAACAACTAAACCGACAGTTACAACGCCATCTACTTCTAAATCTAAATCAAAACAAACAAAAGCTAAGGTTACAGTAGAAAAGAGCGGATTTACATTTTCTCAAGCGCTCAACTTACAAATGAGTAGAGGGTACCCACAAAAAAGTAATGGTTATAGTTGGTACTTCCCTAGCCGTTCTGATGTGAGCGCGGCAATGAACCCTACATCTATATGGAATAGCGCATCACAACGTTACCAAATGCTTGATTTAGGTAAGTATCAAGGTATTAGCGTAGATAAATTGAATGTTATTCTAAAAGGTAAAGGTACACTTGCAGGACAGGGTAAGGCCTTTGCGGAAGGATGTAAAAAACATAATATCAATGAGATATACTTGATCGCTCATGCTTTATTAGAAAGTGGGAATGGTACAAGTAACTTTGCTAGTGGGCGTTATGGTATGTACAACTACTTCGGCATAGGTGCATATGATAACAACCCTAATAATGCGATAGCGTTTGCTAAAAATCGTGGTTGGACTACGCCTGCTAAAGCGATAATAGGCGGGGCTAAATTTGTTAGACAAGATTACATCAACAAAGGTCAAAATACGTTGTATCGTATGCGTTGGAACCCTAAAAATCCAGGTACACATCAATATGCGACAGACATTCGTTGGTGCAGTCATCAAGCAAGCACGATATACAGTTATTACAAAAAAATAGGGTTAAAAGGGCTTTATTTTATCCAAGATAAATATAAGTAAGGTTATTCACTGACAGTGGGTAACCTTTTAATTTTAAAAGAGGTGTATGCATGTTATTTAAAATGACAGATATTGAAACGAGTATCTCTCCTAAAAATATAAACATTGGAGATATTGGTTACCATTTATATACAAAAGATGAAAACACTGCTTTTATTAGAATAGGTATTAATCAATATGGCGAACGTATTGATCTAAATGCAATTGACATGACACCTAGGCTAGATTTATTAATGCAAGACGGTTCTATTCTATTAAATCAGCCTATTGACGTTTTGATGCCAGAAAAGGGCCTACTTCAATATAATGTACCAGAAAATGTTACAAAACATGTTGGTAAAGTGAATTGCAAATTATTTTTGGAAAGTAATACTAAATCTATACACGTTGCAAATTTTTATTTTGAAATTTTTGATAGTGGTATCGAAAACGCAGTAGCAAAAGAAGTAGAAACGAACAAATTGCAAACTATGATTAACGACATACTTAAAAAAGGAAATGTGGTTGGTGAAACAGGTTCTTCTCTCAAAGGGCTAACAGGCGTTTTTATAGGTGACAGTATTACAGAGGTTAACTTTAGAACAACAAAAAACTATCATAAATTTATCGCAGAACGTACAGGATTAAACGTTGTTAATATGGGGATAAGTGGAACCGGATATCAAGATAGACGTAATGTTGCATATGAAATAGCTAAGCAACCGGATTTTATATCTGTTTTTTTAGGCACTAATGACTGGGGACTTGTAGGTAATAAGTTGAGAGAATTAGGGGATGCGGATAATATACAAAATGGAACAGTTGCAAGTAATATTTATTATCTGTATAAACAATTAACTGAACGTTATCCATACACACCAATAGTTGTACTAACACCTTTGCCTAGAATTGAATGTAACCCTAACAATGAAGTGGCAAATAAAGCGGGGTATACTTTAGGTGAATTAGTCGAAATTATTAAAAAAATAGCGTCGAGTTTTTCGCTCCCAGTGTTAGATCTTTACCATAATTCTAATTTAAAAGTATGGGACTATAACGTTAACAAAGAAATGTTTGCTTATGAACCCGGAAAAGAAGACGGACTACACCCTAACGCTAAGGGTCACGAGTTTATAAGTTATAGCATTCAATCATTTTACGAAGAATATGCGATTGTTAAACCTAAAATTTTATACAATTTAAATAGACCAGAAACAGAAACACTATCTAATGGTGCTAAAGTGACTTATGCGATACCTTATCAGATTTATTGGAAGAAAAATCAAAGTATGATAATGAATTTCAAAACATCAGAAATTGATTTAACTAATAAGAAAGTATTAAAAATAGAAAGTAACGGTGGTGCACTAATAAACTCTAATGGTGTTTCTGTAAATTCACCATATTACGTTACAAACACCCAATTTAACGACGGCACCCAATACAACAGAACTTCGGAAGTCGAAAAATTTATGAAGACATTAAAAGAAGTTGACTATTCAAGTGGACGTGGATATGAATACTTACCACAGTTGTTTAAAATAACATATGTAGATGCAAAGAGTAATCTAACAGGTTCTTATTCAAAAGACGACGGTATAGATATAGTACAACCTTCTTATAAACCAAGTGAAGACGTCGATAGTCCGACTTATAGAACGCCTAAGTCGGACAAACCAGATGAAGTGTTAAAGGACGGTAAAATTGCTACTTATCTTTATCCAAAACGTATCTTTTGGATAAAAGGGCAAAGTTTTGCAATTAATTTTGACCCGTTTGACAAAGATTTTGAAGAAGTGTATATATCAAGCATTGAATATAAAGATGCAAAAATTGGTATACCTAATAGTGTTTCAGTCAATACACCAGCTTATTATCAAGTTAAAGATTTTGACGATGGAACCACTTATAATAGGTTGTCAGAGATAACAAAGTTCACTAAAAATCTGCCAATCGCATCTTCTAGTGAGAGTAGAATTGATTACGAGCAAGTAGAATTAAAAGTGACTTATAGCAAAACACCTTTAAACACTAGTGGCTCGACAGCACCAACTGGTTCAACCCAACCAATTACTCCGACAGATAATAAAGACGGTACGTATTCAGTGACTTTAACTCCGACCAAAATATCTTGGAAGGAAGATCAATCATTTTTAATTAACTTTAACCCTAGCGCTATTAGTTTAAGTGGTAAGCAAGTTGTAAAACTAGAAGCGAACGGAAAAACATTGAAAAACGCAAGTAGTACACAAGATGGTTACTTCTTTTGGTACACAGTGCCAACATATGACAGTTTATCCTCTTTTAACAGGACGAGTGAAGTAAAAGATTTTGTTGGAAGTTTAACACTCGATACCACTGAGTCTGACGGCAAAAAAGTATATAAAAATATAGAAATGAAAATCACATATAAATAAGTTAAAGCTGACCTTTTTAGGTCGGCTTTTTAATTTGAATAAGGAGTGGAACGAAGATGAAAACAGATGCAGGTTCAATTGCACGTACAATCGCTTTAGCATTAGCGTGGATAAATCAAATTTTAGCTATGAATAAAATATCACCCATTCCAGTAGATGAAATGACGATAAGCACAGTGATTACTGGCGTAGTATCGCTTTTAGCTTGGTGGAAAAATAACAACTTTACTCAACATGCACATAAAGGTCAAAAAGAAATCAATAAATCTAAAGCAGGTGTGACTGGTGGTACTGGTTCGCCTTTAGGAGATGATTAAATGGCGAGTAAAAGAACATATAAAGATGCTATTAAATATTTAAAATCAATGGAAGGTAATGCTTACAACCCTGACCGAAGCTATGGATTTCAGTGCTTTGATTTAGCTAACCAATGGTGGTTGTATCTGTTCAATCATACTTTAAAAGGTGTAGGTGCAGCAGATATACCCACATGGAATAATTTTACAGGTGAAGCTACGGTATACGAGAATACACTTACTTTCCAAGCGAAACCAGGTGATTTGGTAATTTTTAACCGTAATTACGGGCAAGGTTACGGACATGTTGCTATTGTTTTATCGGCTACTTTAAATTCTATAACTGTACTGGAACAGAATTGGCTAGGCGGTGCGTACTGGAACCCACCAGAAGTTACGACTAAACGTGTACACGGCTATGATTTCCCTATGTGGTTTATTCGTCCATTTTACGCAAAAGAAACGACTGTTAATAAGGTTAAAAGCAAATCTAAACCAGTCGCTAAAGCTACTAAAAAGAAAGGTAAAAAGATTTTACTCGTTGCAGGTCATGGTAAAGGTGCTTATTCAAATGATCCTGGTGCCGTAGCAAATGGATATAACGAACGCGATTTTAACCGAAAAAATATCATACCTAAAGTTAAAAAGTATCTTGAAAAATCAGGACACAACGTTGTTTTATATGGTGGTTCATCTATGAACCAAGACTTGTATCAAGATACGTTATATGGTCAACGTGTAGGTAACTATTCAGACTATGGTTTATATTGGGTTAAAAAGAATGTGAAACCTGATGTGATTGTAGAATTCCACTTAGATGCTGCAAGTCCACAAGCTAGTGGTGGTCATGTGATTATTAACAATCAATACCCGGCTGATAATATTGATAAAGCAATCAGTAGCGCGTTAGGCAAAACGGTTGGTAAAATCAGAGGAGTAACAGCACGTAATGATTTATTAAATGCAAATGTAGCCGGTAAATTAAATCTTAACTATCGATTAGTTGAATTAGGTTTCATCACATCTAAAAAGGATATGAATTACATCAATGATCACTTAGATAGCTTTACTAAACGAATTGCAGAGGCTATTCACGGTAGACAAATCGATGCAAAACAAAGTAAACCTAAAAACACTACTTGGAAATGGAAAGGACATATTCATTTTACAACTCTAATGAAGGTACGGAAAAAACCAGGACTAACTGGCACTGTGTTAAATAGTAAACAATGGTTCGAAAGAGGAGATTATACAGACTTTGACCAAATTATCAAAAAGGACGGTTACTGGTGGTGTCGTTTTAAATTTGATAACAAAGGTGAATACTTTTATGTAGCGCTTTGTAGAATACACGATAAAAAGCAACGTATTAAATCAGAAACTAAAGAGTTGTATGGTAAGATTAGTTGGTATTAATATGATATAATATATTTACACGACATTTCACTACTAGTTCGTAAAGGGATAAGCATGACGGTGCTTGTCCCTGTTTTTTTATGTTATAATTTAATTATTCTCGGTAGCCATTCCGATTTAGTGGAGGCCTTGCTTGCGTTTAGCAGTAAGTAACTGACCACTCATTTGATAGACGTCTAGTAACCGTATCTTAATAGGTACGGTTATTTTTTTATGCGTAATTTTCGGAAAAACATATAAAAGCTATTGCTTTTATATCTCATATGATATATAATTGTATTATAGTAAAGGAGGGACAAACGAAATGAACCGAAGACGAAGAAATAAAAAAGAACGTCAACAAGAACTAACGATTTGGTTAATGGTAGCGAGCCTAATAATTCAAATCATAGCACTTATTAAAACGTTCTTCTAAACAGGTTAGGGCGAAAGCCCTTAACCTCATTATATATGGAGGTGCATAAGATGAAAAGTGAAAAACGAATTACAATTACATTTTATCTATCAATCGTTATTTTAATACTATCAATTATAAATTTAATCTTAACATTCTAAATTAATTCGGTTCATTTCTTAAATTTATGAATAATCTAAGTGAGATAAAAAACACAATACAAAAGTTATTAGATGATAAATCAATATCAAATTACAGAATTCAAAAAGATACAGGTGTATCGTATGGAAACATTAGTGAATTGAGAAACAAAAAAAGACAATTGAAGAACTTAACCTTGGAAACAGTCGAAAAACTATATAATTATCAAAAAGGGATAGAAAAAATGAACGAATTACAAAACAAAATGGTTGAAGGTGTAGTATTAGGAGAAGTTGAATTAGTAGAAGATTTAGGGCAATACTTTATAGATATCGAAGGCGACCATGAATACGATGTAGAGTTTGCCACACTTTCTGAAGTTGATTATAAAGTTACTGCATTATATGAAGTTGCTATCAGCAAAACTTACGAAGTTCCTTACCACGATAAATTAGAAAAAGAAGATATGAATTTATTCTATGATAAATGGTTGGATAAAGATCAACAAGAAGAAACTTATATCGAAAGTGTATTCTTTGTAAATAAAGAAGATGCAGAAAGCTATATTAAAGATGTGTTGAAAGGTAAAGTAAGTTTAACGGAAGTTGCTGCAGAAATTGGATATTTTGAATAAAACACAAACCACGTTCTTATGAGCGTGGTGTTTTTTATGTGAGAGACTCGGGTCCCTAAAAAGTCCCTAAAAATTTGTATTATATGGTGTGTTATTAATAGGCAAAATAAAAAGAACCCCGTCGTTATGGGGTTCTTAATTTCGAAAAGTGTTTAATTTTCGGTTAATAGCGTCCTGGGAGGGATACTAAAAACCTTATAACTACGGGTTTCATGGGCTTTTGGGTCCCTAATGGGTCCCTAAAATCACATTGCACTAATTATTTGTGTTGCTTTTTCATCTTCTTCTTTATATGTTTCTTCAAGTAAATGTGAATATACTTCTGTTGTTACTGATATATTTTTATGACCTAATCTTTTAGAAATGTAATAAATAGAAATACCTTTAGCTAATAAATATGAACAATGAGTATGACGTAATGCGTGTGAAGTTATTTCTTTGATACCTAGATTTTTACAATATACTTTTAAACGTTTATTAACTGCGTTGTTTGTTAACTCGCCAAAAATAGTACCGTCGATTGTTCTAGGTAATTGATCAATAGACTTAATGATATGGTTCATATCCTTTTGACTAATGGACACATAACGAGGTGACGAATCCGTTTTATGCTCATCAATATATATTTCACTTTTAACTTGATTGATATAATCTCGTTTTAGATTCAAAGCACCACTAATACGGCAACCAGTACATATCATGATGAATAATACAAGTGATGACGCATTATTTTTAGTCATCAAATGCTGTTTTAATACTTCATAGTCTTTTAGATTGATATACTTACTATCTTCACTTTTATTTGGATTGCTAGCTCTATAACTCACTTTAAAAGTAGGGTTCTTTGCAATAAGCCCTTCGTATACCGCATCGTCTAACGATGTTCTAATATAACCATTTAATTTTCTTATGGACTCTTTAGAATGATTTTTTGAAAATTCATTAATAAAATCTTGATAGTGGTATCTCGAAATATCCTTTAATTTTTTCTTACCAATAGGGTGGTTATTGATGTGTTCCATAGCAGAAGAATAGGACTTATAAGTTTTAGGTGTTACCGTCGATTTTTTAAATGTTTCACACCATGTTTTGAAATAGTCATATAACGTTAAATTAGGTTCGTATTCAATACCTTGCTTTAATTCATTTAACTTATCTAACCCTGCAGAATTAGCCTCTCTCTTTGTTCTAAAACCTTTCTTTCGATATCTCTTACCCTCATATTTAAACTCATATTGCCATTTTTTACCGTCATAACATCGTGTTTGCATGTTATCCCTCCTAAAAAAGGTAAAAAATAATAAGGGTAGGCATGCTACCCATAAATTATTGAGCTGGCGTATTTTGTACCTCTTGTTGTCTTTTAGCCCAACTGTCGTAACCTTCGTTTTTACCTACCCAGATCGGACCACCTACATGAGCGTTAGGGTCATCCCAAACTTGTGCGCTTGCTTTACGTGCCTCTTCATATTCCGCGCGTCCATATCCCATTTGTGACTCATTATGTGTAGTTGGTTTGTTTTTATTCCATTCGTTAATTTCATCTTGCGTCATATAATTATTGTTATTTTGTGATTGTTGATTGCTACTTTGTTGTTGGTTATTGTTAGCTTGTTGGTTGCCAGTGTTTTGTTGCTGTTGTTGAGTAGCTTGCTTACCTTGTGGACGTTCGTTACCGTTATCACTTTGAGTTTTCTCATTATCGTTTTTAGATGTGCTTTCAGATTCGTTGTTAGCAACATCGTTATTACTATCATCTGAACTAGCTTGTTGTTTATCATCATTAGTGTTTTTGTTCGATTTATCCTTGTTTTCTAATTTCTTATCTTTCTTTGGATCATTAGACTTTTTGTCTGATTTACTTTCTGATTTTTTATTATCTTCCTTTTTCTCACTATCGTTATTACCACATGCACCTAATACTAATAAACTTGCAAATATTAAAAATAAAAACTTTTTCATTCTACATTTCCCCTTTATTTTAAAGTGTTGTCCATTGATTTTGTATACTTTTCAAATGTGCTATTTTCTATCTCGCCATTCATTTGAAGTAAAAAATTGTCTTTAGAATATGTGTGAGAGTATAGCATCGCGCTTTCTTTTCCTAGTTGATCATAATAATTTTTAGTCTGTTTCAAATCATCATCATTTTTAAATCTCATAATTCTAGCGTGTTTATCGCCGTCAACTACAAAAATTTTAGCCTCCTCAGCTTTCATTGGTGCTGCACCGAAATCATCGCGAGACATTTTCTTTTCGTTTTTTACGTTTAAGCCGTCATCTTCGAAGCCTTTTGTTAAATCTTTAACCTCATACGATTTACCACATGCACCTAAAAAAATCAATGCGATTACAATTATCCCTAATACCTTTTTCATTTTTGAGTTTCTCCTTTACTATACTTCTTTATATTCAAACACTCGTAACGGCTCAAACTGAATAACATATTTACCGCACCGAGTGGAATAACCATATTTTTGTTTATAATGTTCAATACTTTGTAGGACGAAATCTTCTGTTACTTCAAAAAAATTAGCAAGTTCATATAAATTATGAATGCCTTGCAAGAATGCTTCAATTATACCTTCTAGAGATATAAGTTTTTCATTAGCTAATCTTCGTGCTTTTAATTCGTATTTTTTATTTTGTATATCTTGTTCATTAAGTATATTGCCGTAAGTGATTTCATGGTGGGCTAGTTCTTCCGACAAAATCTCTAGCTTTTTTGCGTCAGATAAATTTTTATCAATCAATATTACTCCGTTATCATAGAAACCTTTAAACATTCCCGGTAATTCTAAAGTATCACAAATATGTAAATGACTATTCTGAATTAACAAATCTTCATATTTCCCCACATAATCAGTCCTTTTTACGTGCCTGACGAACTAATTCTGCAAAATCTCTTATTTTTTTAAGTTCTTCTTCCGTAAAATCGTCGTCTAAATGTGCTGCAACAGTATCTTGTTCAACTTTTTCAATTTGACTTTCAGTAATTCTTGATTTTGGGACGCCAAAGTAGTCAGCAAGTTGTTGTATTTTTTGTATTCTCGGATATTTATTTTGTTTAATCCAATTTGAAACAGTTGGTTGAGAAACGCCAATAGCTTTAGCAAGTTGTTGTTGGTCAATATTTTTCTCTTTCATGAGGTCTTGGATATTTTTTGATAAATTTTTTCTAACATTATTTTCCATATTTTTTACTCCTCTTAATATTACTTAATGTAATATTAAGTTACCACAAGTTATATTACTTTACAATACTATTTATAACTTTTTTACGTAATTTATAACTTTTACTGTTGACATATCCTATAAAGTAATATAAAGTTATATTTGCGAAAGCGAGGTGAGAGAAAATGCCTGAGCAACTCACAATAAAAAAATGGCGTATCATTTCGGATATGAAGCAACAAGAAGTGGCTGACAAGCTTGGTGTAACAGCTAAAACAGTCGGTCAATGGGAAAAGGAAGACGCTACTCCTAGTAATGTAGTGATTTACGCTTTAGCAAAACTATACAAAATCGAGGTAGACCAGATAAAGGTCTAAAAATTTTTAGCTTCTAGTATAACTTTTTATAACTTTAGGAGGATGGAAATGAGCAATATAAAAATTTTTAATTTCGAAGATTTACCAGTAAGAACAACTACCGTTGATAACGAACCATATTTTGTTGGGAATGACGTTGCTCAAATTTTAGGATATGAAGATTATCGTGGAGCAATTAACAAAAAGGTAGATAGTGATGATAAGCTGCGTAGCCAAATTGACCACGCAGGTCAAAAACGTAACGTAACACTCATCAACGAAAGTGGACTTTATAGCTTAATCTTCTCGAGCAAGTTAGAAAGTGCGAAACGTTTCAAGCGTTGGGTAACGTCAGAAGTTCTACCTTCCATTCGTAAACATGGTATTTATGCAACAGACAATGTAATTGAACAAACAATTCAAAACCCTGACTACATCATTCACGTATTAACAGAATTTAAGAAAGAACGTGAAGGTCGATTAGTCGCAGAACAACAAGTAAATGAACTTAAACCTAAAGCAACTTATTACGACTTAGTTTTACAGAATAAATCATTACTATCAGTAAGTAAGATTGCTAAAGACTATGGAATGAGTGCAAGAAGTTTAAACAAGTTATTGCATAGCTTAGGTGTTCAATACAAGCAAGGCGACATTTGGTTGTTATATGCGAAGTATCAAGACAAAGGATATACGCACACAAGCACATATGCATTAGATGAAGAACATTCAAAAGTAACTACAAAATGGACGCAGAAAGGTCGTTTATTCATCTACGAGTTACTGAAAGAACATGACATTTTACCAGTAATAGAACAGGAGGCATAACCATGAAATTTTTATACAAAACAACCCTCCTCATCACAATGGCAGTTGTGACGTGGAAGGTCGTAAAGATTGAGAAAAACACAAGATTTAAACTTAGAAATTTTGTTTATCCAAAAATTGATAACACTCAAAGTAAAAAGTTGATGGATATTGCTAAACACGATCTAAAAGATATTTAAAGGAGGACTAACCATGAATTTAAAAATTCATATTGTATTAAATGATATTGCAGAATTAAAAAACACTCTGGAGCAAATTGAAAGTATTCGCTCACAAAGTGTTGAAAGTATAAATGTAGAAATAATTGTCGATTCTAATCGTCCATCTCATCCAATGCAGCTTTGATGTAATTCAAGTTTTCTACAATTACTTTGCCATTTACTACAGAAGTACTACTAACAGGATTACTACTTGCTGCAAATTTAGTAAGTTTCGCATTATGCTCCAACATTGCGATTACCAAATCTGTCGCTAGTTCTTTATTAGTTTTACTCATCATATCCACCTCCTTAGGTTGATAAATAAATTATACACGAAAGGAGTATCTAAGATGGAACAAACATTAACCGTATCTTTAACAATACCGGACACACATGTACTTGTCTCTATAGATGAATATGAAGAACTATTAAGCTACTCACTAGATCCCGTTTGGGACTTAAAAGAATTGAAACGCAAATTGAAAATGTCATCTGACGACACTATTAAAGACAGATTACTATTCAATCCGAAGTTTGAGAAATTACTTAAACAACAAGGTATCGCACATTATCCAGATGAAAGTTTAAATCGTTGGAGATTCAACGCAAGAAAGATGAATAAATTCATCGAAGAACATTTCGAAGAAATTCATGGAAAGGGGAGATAAACATGAAATCACACGATAAAGCATTCTTAATCTCAGGCATGATGTTCAACGTAACATTTTTCTTAGCAATGATGCTAAACATCTTCATCACAAACGCAATAGCGATTGCAATGGTTGCATCAACAGTAACGTATTTATTCTTTGACAAACTGTTTTACGCACAAAAAAAAGACTGAAAGTCGCTGCAACGACTAACAGTCAAACACTTAACAAAAATTTCATCTTAATCATATAACGGGAGGCACATATATGCAAGAGGTAACTATATCTTTAAAAGAATATAACAACTTGCTAAAAGATAGCAAAGACTTAGTTTTAATCAGTTTAGAAAACAAACATCTAAAAAGACAACTAGATACTGCTAAAGAGCATATTAAAGATTTAAACGACAATATCAATTTATATATTACCCTGTATCAAAGCGCTGATGCTAGAGCAGACAGGGCTGACCAACGATGGGGGGAGTACGTGAATGCAAGAGCCAATATTAAATTGTGAAGTAGAGTATCGCATTAAAGATAATTACTTTGGGCGCTGGATCACTAATAAACCTACTGCTCAAGAATATGCTAATTACAATGCTTTAAGACGTAATGCTCGTAAATTCGATGGTTTGCAAGATATAGACATTGACTGGGATAAACATTTGATTGAAGTATCAACAATCGAAACGAAAGAAACGCGTAAAGTATACAGTTTTGAAGATTTGGAGGAGGTAAACGATGGCTGAACAACTTAATTTATTTCAAAAGATAGCAGATGTTAAAGCCAATATTGATGGTTTTACTAAAGACACCAAAGGTTACAACTATTCTTACGTAAGTGGCTCTCAAGTCCTTCATAGAATAAGAAACAAGATGATTGAACATAATTTATTACTTGTACCATACACAGAAAACGAAGAAGTAACTGAAACCACAAATGCGAAAGGTAAACCAGAACATATTATTAAATTGAAACTGACTTATAAATGGATCAATGCAGATAATCCACAAGAAATTTTAGAAGTACCTTTCTTCGCAGTAGGCCAACAAGACGATGTATCGAAAGCACATGGTACTGCATTAACTTATGCAGAAAGATATTTCTTAATGAAATTCTTCAATATTCCAACTGATGAAGATGATGCAGATGCAAAACAAAAACAAGAAAAATATAACAAGGTAAGTAGTAAAACGGTTGGCGTTCTAAAACAAGAAGTATTTGATTTTGTTGATTTGATGAAGTCATTAGGAAAAGACGTAACGCAACAACAAGCAGAAAGCACATTTGGAATACAAGATTACACGTCGATGTCTGAACAACAAGCAGTAACTACAATCAATAACATTCAAGCAATGGCGAAGAAATATAAGGAGAATACAAATGACTAATTTAACAATTTTAACAGGACGTATCACTAAAGATTTAGAACTAAAACAAGCAGGACAAACTCAAGTAACTAACTTCTCATTAGCAGTAGATAACCCATTCAAAAAAGACGACACATCATTTTTTGACATCGTAGCATTCGGTAAAACTGCTGAACTACTTAATAACTACTGTGGTAAAGGTAGCAAAATTTTAATCGAAGGCAACTTGAAACAAGATAGATTTCAAGATAAAGAAGGAAACAATCGTTCAGTAGTGCGAGTGATTGCTAACAGAATTGAATTTTTAGATAGCAAAGGTAGTAACCAACAAAACGGTCAACCTCAACAACAAAGAGGACAAGCACCAGCCGGCAATAATCCATTTGATAATGGTACAGACATCGATAACTCAGATTTGCCTTTCTGATTGGACTGATGTAGATGGCGAAAATCAAAAACTACATTACTCAAGATGACGGTACAACTACCGTTGTCATTGAGGGTGTAGAACTAGATAACAAAACTTCACTCCTACTTGATAACGGGTTTGAAGTAGAAGCAGATGTGCAAATCGTAGACCCTTTCAGAATTACCGACAAACAACGCCGTAAGATATTTGCGCTTGTAAAGGACATAGAGGCTCATACTGGGCAACCTATGGACTACATGCGCCATATGTTCATCGAATACGTTCGGACGTACTACGGCTACGATAAGCGCATCTCATTAAGTGATTGCACACGTACACAAGCTAGCCAAATTATCGAGGTTACATTGGACTGGATATTTCATAACGATATACCACTCGCATATAAAACGAGCGACTTACTCAAACAAGATAAAGCATTTCTATATTGGTCAACAGTTAATCGTAACTGCATTATCTGTGGGAAACCACATTCTGACTTAGCGCATAGATATGCAGTAGGTAAAGGGCGCAATCGTAACAAGATAAATCATGTAGGCAATCAAGTATTAGCACTATGTCGTTCTCATCATTCGGAACAGCACCAAATAGGGATGGATACATTCAATAATAAATATCACTTAACAGATAGCTGGGTTGATGTGGACGATCGACTAAATAATATGCTTAAAGGAGGTAGTGATATTGGCTGAAGTATCATGGATAAAATTAAAAGTCGGAATGTTTGATGATAGCAAAATTAAATATATAGAGGCATTACCAGAACGTGACACAATCATTACAGTTTGGGTGAAATTGCTAACACTTGCTGGTAAATATAACGAGCATGGCTACATTATGCTATCTGAAAATTTGCCGTACAACGATGAGATGTTAGCGAATGAATTTAACAGACCTATTAATTCTATCAGATTGGCGTTACAAACATTTAAAACATTAGGAATGATAGATGATAATCAAGGTGTCTATAAAGTGACTAATTGGGAAAAACATCAAAGTTTAGATAGTAGAAGCAAGCATAACGAAAAGAATAGACTTCGACAACAACGTTATAGAGAACGACAAAAACAAAACCAAATAGAAAGTAACGTTACCGTAACGTTACGTAACGATACAGAAGAAGAAAGAGAAGAAGAATATAAGAATAAGAATAAGAATAAAGAAGATAGAAGTGACGACGTCTTCTCAAAATCGATTAATTATGTAATTACATTTTTAGATAATAACCTAACTCCTTACCAAATGGAACAGATAGGATATGCAGTCGACGATATAGGGGAACATGCTGATGAGGTTATCGAAATTGCTACTGATTACACGAAAGAAAAAGGGTGTCATGTTGGTTATTTAATTCAAGTTTTAAATAATTGGGCTAAAGAAAATGTGAAAACTAAAGAAGATGCTCAAAACAAAGTACAACCTAAACAACAAGTAAAAGGAACTTTACTAGACGACATATTGAACGAGGAGTGATAACAAATGCCTATGACTAAAAAAGAGGCTGCAATCATTCTTAATAAAATCAATACTATTTACAATATGAAGTTCGATAGTGACGAACAAGTTTTGAAAGAATGGCTACACCTATTAATAAAATATGGGGACTATCAACCGACATTATTAAAAACAGAGCAATACATCAGAGAAAAGAAGTATAAACCTACTTTATCTGACATATTAGCTTATAAACCTAAAACAAAAGTGATTGATACGATACCTAAAGAACAAACTAAAGCATACAAATTACAACATGACCCAGAATACAAAAAACGTCATGAAGAACGTAAGAAAAAATGGGCGCAGATGAAACAAGAATGGGGTGTTGTAGATGAAGAATATTGATGTTTTATCAACCGAACACGCTATTGTGTCTAATCTGATGAACTACCCTAAATTGTTGAGTAAGTTAAAACTCAAACCTGCAATGTTTACAGATGTTACTGCGCAAAAATTTATCGAGTATGTACTTGAACAAGGCAAAGTAGATGTAAACGAGATTTACTACAAAAGCAGAGAAGATGCTGAATTTATACCAACTAAGGTATTAACACAACTGTATAACTCTAAAGGTACAGACAAAGTGTTTTTTATGCAGGATCAACTAAATATCTTAAACAACTACATTTTGAATAAGGCTAGGGTCGAAGTTAGCGAGTTTCAATCAGTACCAACGAAAGAGAATTTTACTTATCTAATCGACCAATTAAAAGAGCTAAGTGAGTTAAATATCGAGAAAGACAACCCGACAGACCAATTTCTAACAACTGTTATGGAAAACATCTTATCAGATACGCCTAAGACGTTTATAACGACGAACTTTAATAAGTTAGATGAAAAGATACATGGCTTTGAAGAAGGACAATTAAACGTGCTTGCAGGGCGACCTAGTACAGGCAAAACTGCCCTAGCATTAAATATGATTTGGAACCTGACACAACAGGGGTATCCGACTACCTTCTTCAGTTTAGAAACTGGAGGTAACAACATTGTTGAACGTCTAACGTCTGCGATATCTGGTGTGCCACTTTATAAGATTAAAAAGTCAGATGGGTTAAATGATGATGAAGTTGAAAGAATAATGTCAGCAATCAACGACATTAAACAACATAGCAACTTTAGAATTGAAGATCATGCTCAAATTACACCACAAGGTGTGAGAGAAATTGCTATGAGAGATAGCGATAAACCACAAATTATATGTATCGACTACTTGCAGTTAATGAAATCTGACTTGCCACAAAAAGATAGACGTTTAGAAGTTGAAAAAATTAGTCGTGATTTAAAGATTATAGCTAAAGAAACAGGTTGCTTAATCATTGCTTTATCACAATTAAGCAGGGGTGTTGAAAGTAGGCAAGACAAACGTCCTATGATGTCTGATTTAAGAGAGGCTGGGGGCATTGAGCAAGATGCGAACATGATATTCATGCTTTATCGAGATGACTATTACAACCGTGAAATCGCAGATGATGAAACTGGCAAATCAGATATTGAGTTAAACGTCGTTAAAAATAAAGACGGTGAGACGGGCGTTGTTGAACTAGAATTCTACAAAAAAACACAGAGGTTTTACTAATGATTATTGCAGAATTACAAACGTTGTTAGGCGACTTGTACCGTAACGATTACAAAGATGATCCAATCATTCAAAAAAGCATTTTAGAAATGGGTTGGGCAGTAGATAGATTATTAAAAAGTGAAGAAATAACCTTTTTTGATGATTACGATAACGTTAAATCAAAAATATTAGATGAAACAAAGTGGAGGCAAAGCGATGGGACTTATAGAAAATCAACCTAACGCATATAGCCTATATGAAAGCGACGGTTGGGAAATGCTTAGGGTTCTGCCTAGAGATGACGGTACTTTCTATCTTGCTAATAAAGGCGGAATGAGTGATAAGCATTTTAAACCACTTGTGACTAAAGATGAGTTAGCAAAGATGAAACGTAAACATAAATTATTTAGAAAAGAAGAATTACAACAACAGACAACAATAGATGAATTCTTATTCTAGGAGTGACAACGTGCGGATAGAAATTAACTTTAACGAAACGTATGAGGCACCTATTGGCTCGCCTCGTCCACGTTTCAGAAATACAGGTAGATTTGTTCAAACATACATGCCAGCGTCGTATACGGCGCATAAGAAGTTTATACAGAGCCAGTTACCTAAAAAGATGTTGAATACACAACTTAAGGTGTCGCTTCACTTTTATTTCAAACCACCTAAGAGTTGGTCAAAAAACCAAAAACTGATAGCGATAGGTCAGTACAAACGTACTAAGCCTGATATAGATAACTTAATCAAAACTGTGCTAGATGCAGCGAACGATCATCTATGGAAAGACGATAACCAAATCGTTGAAATACACAGTTTTAAGCAATATGCAGAGGAACCGAAAATTATTTTAGAAGTGGAGGAAGTGTAATGCAAGAAGAAACACTAAAACTCACATTCGATTTAACCGTCGAAGTAGAACAACCTATTTGGATAAACAAACATGCAGATAGAGAAAACTATATCGAACATTACTCTAATAGATATAAAAATGACCCTGACGACTTACTGGATAATATCAAAAACATTACTGACGTTAGTGTCAGTTATGCAGATTGGAAGTGACACTATGATAAAAGTGAATTTAAACGGTAAACGTTACAGATTATGTGATGTGTATAAATATTTTGATGTATCTGATAGTACGGTTCGTAAGAGATATAAAGAAGGCTTACGTGGTCCAGAATTAATACATGGCAAGGGAGTATATGAATATGGTGCAGACGTACGAAAGAAATGAAAAGCAATTAACAGCTAAGCAGTTGTATGAGATACAGCAAGCAGAAATTAGGCACGAAAGAGCGTTGAAACGTAAACGACGTAACGAGCGTATTGCAAGAGCAAGACGTTCACAAGAATTAGTAGCCAAGCACAGAGTAAGTAGTAAGTGGTTCAGATACTTAGCAGAGAACGATATATTTCCAAAGGTAAGGGGATAGGTAAATGGAGAACGTGAGAATAATAGATCTAAAAAAAGACGACATTGTGCAGTTCCAAGCATACTTTAAAAAAGTTAAAGCTATGCAAACGGCCATAGTCAATCGTGTGTATGCAAAAGAAAAAGGTTTAAAAACAGTTTGGTACGCAGAGGTTGAGAATGCAGGTGGTTATAAATTCACACTTACTGATAATGATGACTTTGTGAGAGTAAACGAGCCATTCACACGTAAAGTGGATATGAAGGAAGGACAAGACATGGTACACGAACCACCTCATTATCAGTTCGGTAAATTTTCGGCAAGAATGATTATCGAATTAGTAGGTAAGACGTACAAATCGGCGTCAGTATTTTATCACGTAGGGAATGCACTCAAATACTTAATGAGAGCGCCTAGAAAGAATGGTTTAGAAGATTTACAAAAAGCTAAGCAAAGTGTCGAGTTTGCGATTGAATGTTGGGAGTGATGGTATATGAATGTTCATTTTAGCAGTAAATCAAATGAATGGACTACACCACAACATTTATTTGATGAATTAAATCAAGAATTTAATTTCACTCTAGATCCATGTGCAACTGAAGAAAATGCTAAGTGTAGTAAACACTTCACTATTGAAGATGACGGTTTGAGTAAAGATTGGTCAAATGATGTTGTGTTCATGAACCCACCTTACGGCAGAGAAATAAAAAAATGGATCAAGAAAGCATATGAAGAAAGTTTGAATGGTGCAACGGTTGTTTGTTTGATACCAGCAAGAACAGACACAATGTACTGGCATGATTTTATTTTCGATAAAGCAGATGACATTAGATTTTTAAAAGGTCGCTTGAAGTTTGGAAATGGTAAAAATAGTGCGCCTTTTCCAAGTGCAATAGTTGTTTATAAATATAAGGAGGACTAACTATGATCTATTTAGGTGGCGACATGCTAAGTATAGGGCAACAGATACGTCGTGAGTGGGAAAAGCAAGAGTTACAACGATTAGGCTTTAAAGTCTATGCACCACATGACGATAAGGGCATCAATGATAAAGCTAATGCTAAGCAAGATAAATTAGCAGAACGTATTGTAGCTAATGATACAGAGGGTATGGAACGCAGTAACATTATGATATTCGATTACTTACCTCATGCACAAGGGACAATTTGCGAAATGGGGTACGCACAGCGCCTTAAAAAAGAAAGTGAGAAGGATATTAAGATTTATGTTCAATGTACTGACATTAGACAAGGGACAGGACATATTTCAGACGAGCAAGACCGAGCAGAGTTCAGTATCAATCAATATGTGTATGGCGTAATTATGGATATCACTGATAGTAGAGGTATTCAAACGTTTGATGAGATATGTGAGGAGTTAATCTTATGATACTATCCGACACAATCAACCAACGTTATCGCTACAACACACAAGGCAAGACACCTACACAGATACAACAGGAATTACGCAAGCTAGGTGTCAACGGCTTTGTGGTTAAGGTAGCAGGAAGTAGAGTGACGATGTTGGTAAGTGAGAACGATATTAAAAGGAATAGGGAGTGTGTAAGGAATGACAAAGATTAAACGTAAGGTAGAGATGACATTACCAGAATTAATTGAGTGGGCGTGGGAGAACGAAGTTAGTGACAAGGCTTTTTATAGCAATCTTGATGGTGGTTCTGTGTATTTCGATAAAATTCAAAATTTGTCGATAGAGCATGAAATTGCTATAAATGAAACTTTCACAGTCGAAATTGAAAAAGAAATCGACGAGGATACAGTTTTGCCTATGTTCATTGAAATTTTTACAGGTGTCGATGACGAAATTTTTATAGATTATCACGAGAATGAAAACATCAAGGAAGTACTTGAAATTAACTCTAGTCGCGCAAAAACTAAAACATTTAATTTAATTAATAACGACGGCACAATGACTTTAATTTGGAAGGACGGTGCTATGGTGGAATGACAGTAACATTATCACAAAAAAGTTATGACGCATTGCTTGATGACCTTGAGAAATTGCGTGAGCGTAATGCAGAGTTAGAAAGAAAATTAGATAAAGAAATTAAGTTGAGTTATGAAATAGAAAAGAATTTATATGATACGTCTAAAGAGCATGACGAACTCATCAATGATATGGCAGAAACGAAAAGAAAGGCAGAGGCGTTTGATGAGATAGATGATTTAATCGTTAACGGGACATTAAAAGATAGAGAGCCAAATGCAATATTTCAAAACATCTGTCATGTAATTATAAATTTAAAGGAGCGTGGTAGTGATGAGTGAACAAACTATACTCCTTGATGAAAATGACTTACTCAGTTTATTAAATGGTGGCAGTTTTCATACATTGGTCGGTAACCAAAAAGTAGTTATTAAGCAGTCGTTACTTAAACCAGCATTAGCACCTATGTTGAATTACCGATATCAAATAGTTGATACAAAAACAGAACGTGAACGTTTATCAAGAATGGTATCACATTCAATTAATTCAAATATTGGAGGAACAATAAATGAAAAACGTAATTAAATTTGTAGGTAAATCAATAATTAGAACAGTAGTCACTAGA